CATGCACTCCTGGCACTTCGACCACCATTGACATTGGTGGATCTAACGAAACAGTCAACGTTGTAGCATGGGATGCTGGTAATAAGATCCTTGAGATCGAGCTTCCTGCTGGTGGTGTTACTGGTATCATTGATGAAGATGATGTCATCACTCAGGGCACTAACACTGCTGCTGTTGCAGCAAATGGTATTGAGCGTCGTCTCTATGTTGGTCTTGATTCTGGTAGTATCAAGTTTGCTGCTAACGATGTTGTTGCTGACACCAACTCCACCAACGTAACCGTTTCTTCCGTAAGAAATGAGTATGCTGAGCGTGAGTATCTCCCTGGCTCTAAGTGGATCAACGTTGCTGGTCGTCCTGGCACTTCCCTCTATGCTAACAACGTCGGTGGTACCAACGATGAATTGCACATCCTTGTCGTTGACATTGACGGTGAAATCACTGGCAACCCTGGCACAGTCCTTGAGCGTTTCGTCGGTGTTTCTAAAGCATCTGATGCTAAGTCTACTGTCGGTGAAGTCAACTACTACAAGACTGTAATCAAGCAACGCTCCGAGTATCTCTGGTGGGGATCTCATGAGACTGCTGCTTTTGCTGGCACTGCTGGTAACGCTGCAGCTGGTGATTGGGGTGCAAGTGCAATCAACCGTCGCTTCAACCTCCTCCGCTCTGCAGATGGCACAACTTCCTATCCTGCTGGTTCAACCACCGTTGGATCTAAGAATAACGCTACATTCTACTATCGTCTTGGTCAATCTACTAGCGCAGGTGCAACATATAGCATCTCTGGCGGCACTTACGGTGTCTCCAACACTCTAATCGGTGAATCTTATGATCTGATTTCTGACCCCGAGTCTCAGACCATTGACTTTATCCTCTCTGGTCCTGCAGGTGGCGACGATGCATCTGCAATTGCAAAAGTTACCGTCATCACCAACATCCTTGAGTCTCGTAAAGACTGCCTTGGTTTCTTCTCTCCTAAGAGATCCGATGTTATTGGTATTACCAGTGGCGACATTATCGTAAGAAACATGGTCAATTACTTTGATCAACTGCCTAGCACCAACTATGCGGTCTTCGATAGTGGTTACAAGTACATCTACGATAAGTATTCTGACGTTTATCGCTACGTCCCCTGCAATGGTGACATGGCTGGTCTAGTCTTGAATACTGCAAACGTAGCAGAGCCTTGGTTCTCTCCTGCAGGTTTCGCTCGCGGTGTCCTGAGAAATGCAGTTAAAGTTGCATTCTCTCCCAATAAGACACAGCGCGACACACTGTATGCAGCAAGAATCAACCCCATTGTTTCCTTCCCTGGTCAAGGTGTTGTCCTCTTCGGTGATAAGACTGCACAAGGATTCGCTTCTGCATTCGACAGAATCAACGTCCGTCGTCTCTTCCTCGTTATCGAGAGAGTCATCGGCACTGCTGCTAAGACTCAACTCTTTGAGCAGAATGATGAAGCACAACGCACACTCTTCACCAACATCGTTGAGCCTTACCTCCGTGATGTCCAAGGTCGTAGAGGTGTTACTGACTTCCTCGTCAAGTGCGATGAGTCCAACAACCCTCCCGATGCAGTTGACCGTGGCGAATTCTACGCTGAGATCTTCGTCAAGCCCACGCGCACTATCAACTACATCACGTTGACCTTCGTTGCTACTCGCACGGGCGTTAGCTTCGCTGAAGTCGCTAACTGATAACTTTGGGGTCCGCAAGGACCCCTCAAAAAATTCATTTAACTAAATATAAACGACGGAGGCATTAGAAAAAAATGGCTATTAGAGGCACACTAGACGACTTTAAAGCGAGTATCGTAAATGATTTTGCTCGCCCTAATCTATTCCAGGTAGACCTGGCATTCCCCACTGGGATTATTAACGACGCATCCCTGACTAACCTGGGTAAGTTTACTGTTAGAGCAGCAAACCTCCCCGCTTCTCAGATCGGTGTTATCGAAGTACCTTTCAGAGGTCGTGTCCTCAAGATCGCAGGTGACCGCACCTTCGAACCTTGGACAATCACCATCATGAATGACACCAAATTCACTCTGCGTAACGCATTTGAATTGTGGGCAAACAGCATTCAAGCAGCAAACGAAAACTTCACTGCTGCTGGCACTCTCGGTGATGCTTCTGACTCGACTGGTTACTTCTCTGACATGAGCGTCCATCAGTTGTCCCGTGACCTGAAGGATTCGGATTCACCTCAAGTCCTCAAGTCCTACAGATTCTACAACGTATTCCCCAGCAGCGTATCTGCTATTGATTTGGATTACGGCAACAACGATGCAGTTGAAGAATTCACCGTTGAGCTTCAAGTCCAATACTGGGCACCAGTTAGTGCAGTTGGCAACCCCTGATTCAAAACTACCTAAATAGTCCAGGGATTACGTTAATAATATAATGGCATCACAGATTTTTGGTTTTTCACTGGAGCGTGCAAAGAAGGTCCCCAAGGGACCTTCTTTCGTGCAAAAGGATAACTTAGATGGATCACTACCAGTATCAGGTGGTGGTTATTACGGATACACTGTCGATATGGATGGTGTTGTACGTAATGAATATGAGTTGATCTCTCGTTATAGGGAGATGGTTTTGCAACCAGAATGTGATAGTGCGGTTGATGATATTGTCAACGAAACTATTTGTGGTAATTTTGACGACGTGCCTGTCGCAGTAGAATTATCCAACCTAAAGCAATCTGAAAAAATCAAGAAACTCATTAGAGAAGAGTTTGATGAGATCCTTCGTCTTCTTGATTTTGAGAATCGCTCGTATGAGATCTTCCGTCGCTGGTATGTGGACGGGAGACTTTTTTATCATAAGGTAATCGATCCAGATAATCCTCGTGCTGGTCTGGTCGATCTGCGCTACATTGACCCTCGTAAGATTCGCAAGGTTAGTGAGCGTGAGCAAAAGCGTCCTGAGCAACTACGCAATATGAATGTCAATGAGGCATTGACCTCAAAGTCGGCAGACTATTTTGTGTTTGATCCTAAAGGTTTGAAGAATTCTTCAACCAATCAGGGCATGAAGATTGCTCCAGATTCTATTTGCTACTGCCACTCTGGCATCATGGATCTCAACAAAAACATGGTGCTGTCTCATCTTCACAAAGCAATCAAAGCGGTAAACCAACTCCGTATGATTGAAGACTCTCTGGTTATCTACCGTTTGAGTAGAGCACCCGAGCGTAGAATTTTCTACATTGACGTTGGTAATCTTCCCAAGAATAAGGCAGAGCAATATCTGCGCGAAGTCATGGGTCGCTATCGTAATAAACTAGTATACGATGCCAACACTGGCGAGATCAAAGACGACAAGAAGTTTATGTCCATGTTGGAAGACTTCTGGCTTCCTCGTCGTGAAGGTGGTAGAGGTACAGAAATCACTACTCTTCCTGGCGGTCAAAACTTAGGTGAGTTGGAAGACGTTAAGTATTTCCAGAAGAAACTGTATAAGGCACTCAATGTTCCCTCGTCTCGTCTAGAAACAGAAACTACATTTAACATCGGTCGCGCAGCAGAGATCACTCGTGACGAAGTTAAGTTTCAGAAATTTGTTGCTCGTCTTCGCAAGCGTTTCTCCGAATTGTTTGTAGATCTGCTGAAGACTCAACTCGTCCTCAAGGGTATTTGCTCTCTTGAAGAATGGGATGAAATGAAGGAGCACATTCAATTTGATTTCATTGCTGATAACTACTTCACTGAATTGAAGGAGATTGAAATCCGCAATGAAAGAATGAATCAAGTTGCTACAATGGATCCATTCGTCGGCAAGTATTTCTCTCTAGAGTATATGCGTCGTCAAGTGCTCAAGCAAACTGATACTGAGATCAAAGAAATTGACAAACAAATTAAAGATGAGATTGCCGCAGGTCTTGTACTTGATCCAGCAGCGCAAATGGATCCCACTATGGCTGCTGGCGGTGAAATGCCCCCTGAAGAAGGAGCAGCACCAGCAGTAGAAGGTCCTGATGAAGCGGAGATGCAACAGGGCGAAATCTAAGTTTGATAAATAACTCTATATAATTAGGATTTATTATGCCTTCCGATATCGCGCAAGAAATTGTTGATAAAATTTTTGGCGACTCCAAACAGGACGCCATGGATTCTGTAAATGATGCTCTTGCCTCTAAGACTATGGATTTGATTCAAGCAAAGAAGCTTGAGTTTGCTGCATCTATGGGATTTAATCTCGATGACACTGGTCAAGATGCTGCCGATGCTGTTGCCGACGCTCTACCCGATGGCACTGAAGCACCTGAAGATGTTGAAGTTGACGGAAGATTGCCTCAAGATCCTCCCGAGGAAGATGAGGTAGAAGTTGAAACCGAAGAAACCCCAGATACAGAAGAGGAAACAACAGATGAAACTGATCAGTGAAGAAGTAGCACAGGTAGATTTTCTCACCGAAGAAGTTGATGGCAAGAAGCGTCAATTTATCGAAGGTGTATTCCTACAAGCGGAAGTAAAAAACCGTAATGGGAGAATGTATCCTGTCAAGACTCTCGCTAGAGAAGTTGCTAAATATGATGAAAGTTACATTCAAAAAGGACGTGCTCTTGGTGAGTTGGGTCACCCCGATGGTCCCTCAATTAACCTAGATCGCGTTTCTCATAGAATCGTTTCCCTTAAACAGGAAGGCAATAACTTCATCGGTAAAGCACAAATCTTGGAAACCCCTATGGGTAAGATCGCTAAGAATTTGCTAGATGAAGGCGTAAAGTTGGGTGTCTCCTCCAGAGGCATGGGATCCCTCATTAAAAAAGAGGGTTGCAACGTTGTTGCAGATGACTTTATGCTTGCCACTGCTGCTGATATTGTTGCAGATCCTTCTGCTCCTGACGCATTTGTCGATGGAATTATGGAAGGTAAAGAGTGGGTTTGGGATAATGGAATCCTGAAAGAGTCTGCGGTCGCTGAGATCAAGGACGAAATAGACCACGCAACTCTAATCAACTTGCAAGAGCGCAAAATTTCCGCGTTTGAGCAGTTTTTGAAGAGTTTGTAATTTATAAATAAACATAGACAAACAAATGCTTAACGGAGATTATCAAATGTCTGAGACCCTCGACAAAGAGCTAGATTCAATGGAAGAAGTGAGCGAAGGCTCTAACGCAGTCACCAAGGATGCAAAGCCTGGCGAAAAAATGGACACCTCCAAAGGTGGTGCCAAGAAAGTAATCAGTGTTGACACTGATTCGATGGAAGGTGCAAAAGGCACCAAGAATGCTGGCGCTTCTGCAGCTGGTACAGTCAAGCACGTTGGCGATGGTGGTCACACCACTAAGCCCTCTGCTGCATCCGCTAAAATGGAGGACGTAGAAGATGGCGAAGAAGAGACAATCGCTGAAACCAAGTACGACTTTACTCAGGATGTTGACGCTCTTGTCGCTGGTGAAGACCTCTCAGAAGAATTCAAAGAACGTGCAGTAACGATCTTTGAAGCAGTAGTAACTGAGAAGGTTAATGCTGAGGTCGCTCAGATCCAAGAAGCATTTGAAGCTACTCTTACCGAAGAGGTAGAGAGCATCAAAACAGAATTGGCCGAGAAGGTAGATGACTATCTCTCATATGTTGCTGAGATTTGGATGAAGGAAAATCAACTCCAGATCGAGCACGGTATCAAGAATGAGATTTCCGAATCTTTCTTCAACGGCCTAAAAGATCTCTTTATTGAGCACAATATGAGTGTGCCCGAAGAGAAATTCAACCTGCTTGACGGCATGGTTGGAGAGCTTGATGAGATGGAAGCTAAACTCAACGAGCAAATCGACGCCAACGTCCAACTCAATAAGAGAATCGGACATTATACCAAAATGGAAATTGTGAACGAGTGCGCTGCAGGTCTCGCAGAGACCCAGAAGGAGAAGCTCGCTTCTCTCGCAGAGGGTGTTGAGTTTGAAACTGAAGACGATTTTCGTAAGAAGATCGAAACCATCAAGGAATCTTACTTCACTCGCAAGGTAGTTGCTGAAACAGCGACAGATCCTACCGAGGATAACGGAGGTGAGCCCCTTGTAGAAAACACTACATCTCAGTCTATGTCGAAGTACGTAGACGCCCTTAAGATGTGGTCTAAATGATTATTCGTAAAATCAACTACTTTTTTTAAAACGGAGAAAACCAAAAAATGGCATTCGCATCCTTACAAGAAAAGTGGGCACCCGTTCTAGAGCATGAATCTTGCGAAAAGATTCAGGACTCCTATAAGAAAGGCGTAGTCGCACAACTTCTTGAAAACCAAGAGAGAGCAATCGCTGAGGAAGGCAAGATCCTCACCGAGACTCTTCAAACCACAGGTTACACACAAGCTAGCTCGGACACTGGTCCTGTTGCTGGTTTCGACCCCGTTCTGATCTCCTTGATCAGACGCTCCATGCCTCAGCTAATCGCTTATGATATCGCTGGCGTCCAGCCCATGACTGGTCCTACTGGCCTTATCTTCGCAATGCGTACCAACTATGGCGCAGAGCGTAACCCCGCAGCATCTGGCTACGATGAAGCATTCTTCAACGAGCCCAACGCTGGCTTCTCTGGCGGTCCTGGCACCTACGATCCTGGTGCATCTTCTTCTACCGATAACGACGCAGAAGGCAACAACCCTGGTCTCCTCAATGACAGCCCCGCTGGCACCTATGAGCAGACTGGTGATGCAACTGGCATGACCACCGCTACAGTTGAAGCACTTGACGACTCTGCTTCTGGCACCGCTTTCCGTGAGATGGGCTTCTCGATCGAGAAGGTCACCGTCACCGCAAGAGCACGCGCCCTGAAGGCAGAATACAGCATCGAAATGGCACAGGATCTCAAGGCGATCCATGGTCTAGATGCTGAGCAAGAGCTCGCTAACATCCTCTCGACTGAGATCCTCGCTGAGATCAACCGTGAAGTTGTTAGAACCATCTACACCAACGCTGTTGCAGGTGCTCAAAACAACACCGCTAACGCAGGTATCTTCGACCTCGACGTTGACTCCAACGGTCGCTGGTCTGTTGAGAAATTCAAGGGTCTTCTCTTCCAAATCGAAAGAGATGCAAACGCAATCGGTCATCAGACTCGTCGCGGGAAGGGCAACATCCTGATCGCTTCTGCTGATGTCGTCTCTGCTCTCGGTATGGCAGGCGTCCTTGACTACACCCCTGCTCTTGCTGGTAACAACGGTCTCGTCCCCGATGACAACTCCAGCACCCTGGTCGGCACCCTCAACGGTCGTATCAAGGTCTATGTTGATCCCTACTCTGCAAACGTAAGCGACAAGCACTACTACGTTGCAGGTTATAAGGGCACCAGCCCCTATGACGCAGGTCTCTTCTATTGCCCCTACGTCCCCCTCCAGCAGGTTCGTGCAATCAACCCTGACACCTTCCAGCCCAAGATCGGCTTCAAGACTCGCTACGGCATGGTCTCGAATCCCTTCGCTCAAGGTCTCACCCAGGGCAGCGGCGCTCTCACCGCTAACACCAACCGTTACTATCGTCGTGTGCAGGTTGCTAACCTCATGTGATGACAGTTACATAAACTCTAAAGACCCTTCGGGGTCTTTTTTTTATGCCTAGGTATAAACTCGTAGGCATAAATTTTGTTTAAGACAATACACTATATGTCAGGAAACTAATATAATTAGTAACAGAATTATGTGAGGTGGAAAAATGATCCCTAATCTCTACAACTTTATTATGAATACAAATTATAAGGTGAGATCATGCACAACATCACATCTCGCAATCAGTTAGACGAGTGGCGACACTTTGAAGATACAATCGATAAATGTGACATCGAAATGCAAAAACTAAATGACTATTACGAATGCCTGATTGAATGCGACCTATTAAATCAGTCTCAATGCAAACGCATCTGTAGGAGAATGCTTATGTCATAAATAATAATCCGTGTGAAGGAAGTGGAAGTAAGGGGGTCTTCGGACCCCCTTCTTCTTTGTCTAAATACTTGAAATAGTATGATGCTCTATGGCAAAAATTGAGATGATTAGCTCAGACCAATTTATTGGGATGTGGCATACTGATTATGATACTGATGATCTGATTGAATACTGGAGGTATCAAGACAAGTGCGGGTCTACATTTAGGAGACATGGCACTTGGGGAGATAAACCAGGACCACATAAGCGCAAAGATACTTGTCTAGCAACTGAAGATTTCATGCTTGACCACCAGTGTGGTTACAAGTATGTGAGAGAATATAATGATATTGTTGGTAGTTGCCTAGAAGAATACATCGAAGTATATGAGCACCTTCTTTGCTACAGATATCAACAGGTATATCTAAATGTGCAAAGGACTCTACCCAGAGAAGGGTATCATAGTTGGCATACTGAAGATGCCAGCATGGGTGCTAATCGCAGAATTATGGCAACAATGATGTATCTTAATGATGACTTTGATGGTGGGGAAACAGAATTTCTGTATCAATCACTGCGAGTCAAACCAGTAAAGGGCATGGTCTTGATCTGGCCAGCAGGATTCACACACGTACATAGAGGCAATCCTCCTTTGAATGGAGAGAAGTTTATCTCTACATCATGGTTAGAAAATATCAACGCATAACATGGCAAACTGGTATAACGAGCAACTAACTAACAGAAACTTTCTGTCACCTATCGGATTCCTTTTTACGCTAGAAAAAGCGAGAAAGGCAGCGTATCTATGTCAGAGTGCATCGATCCCTTCGTTGTCTCTAGGCAATGTTGATATTCCTACAAGAGGTCTGGTACCTATTCCTATAGAAGGTAATGTGCAGTATGGCACATTCGAGATGGAGTTTATTGTAGATGAAGATCTCAAAAACTACATGGAGTTGCACAACTGGATCAGAGGATTGGGTGCTCCTCAGAGTATTGATGATAGAATTAACTTTAAGAATGAATACAAGAAAGATGATATCTCAGATTATCGCTATTCGGATGCTACACTACTTGTATTGAATAATAACAATCTTGCTAATTTTGAGGTAGTATTTAAAAATCTATGGCCAACAGAGTTGAGCACATTGAATTTTGATGTCACAGGATCTGATAATGATTTCTTTACAGCAACCTGCACATTCAAGTATACTATTTACGAAATTAGAAATGTCAACAGCAGCACTAGAAGATGATAGAATGGAAGCAATACATGTTGGATCACTTTGTCCTCACTCCTGAAGAGAGATCTCTTTTAAAAGAAGGACCTAAAAGTTTAGCACAAGCATGGCACTTACAAGCACTAAAGTATCGTTATGAATCTGGAAAGTTTTCAAGAGATGTGGAAGAAGGATAGTGTCATTGACAATGACCTATACTGTGAAGAGTCCACCAAAATTCCACAACTCCATATGAAATACATGGAGTTTTTTAATACCTATTCTCTTATGAAACGAGAGAGGGAATTAGATTACAATCAACTAATCAAAGAGAAGTGGTTATACTACAAAGGTAAAGCACCTTCATCTGTATACAAAGAGATGCCATTTGATCTCAAACTTACAACAAAGGAAGAGATCTCAATGTTTATTGATGCAGATGAAGACATCAGGAAACTGCAATATAAGATTGCATACATAGATCAGACTCTAGCGTTTCTTGAAAGTGTGCTGAGACAAATTAACAACCGCACATATCAAATTAAAAATGCTATTGAGTGGGAGAAATTTAAGAGTGGTTTCTAATGAATTATGGTCTCTTCTACAAGCAAGTCTCTTTCAATAAAGAATCGATAGCAACAGTACAGAAAGCAATTGCAACTGCCACACTAGAGTGGGAAACAGGAAGATTATATAACCAAGAAAGTGGCACAAAAAGACTGACCGACGTGGCATGGGTGAGAGATAAAAATCTCTTGTCCATGCTTTTGCGTATGGTAAAACAAATCAATAAAGCAGCACATTGGAATCTAAACATCACTGGCGTAGAACCTGTGCAGTTTGGATCTTATGGTGAAGGTGGATTCTATGACTGGCATATGGATCAACATCCAAAGATAATGAATGGTGTTGTGAGAAAAATAAGTATGTCTCTCTTTCTCAATGAAGACTACGAAGGAGGCGAGTTTGATTTGGAGATATATAAACCAGGGGATACACAAAGGTTTGTTACTATCAAACCCAAAAAGTATTCCGCAGTTTTCTTTCTAGCAGATCAATGGCATAGGGTTCGTCCTGTCACTGCTGGACATAGAAAATCCCTTGTAGCATGGTTTTATGGACCGCCTTATGTTTGATTTGAAGATTAGAAAGAAGAATGAAGTATACCTTAAGGTCGAAGCAGAACCACACATCAATTATGAATTAGCAGACTTCTTTACTTTTGAAGTTGAGTCTGCAAAATTCATGCAGAAGAATAAAAGATTCAAAGGGTGGGATGGAAAAATCCGCTTATATTCCCCAGGGACAGGAGAGATCTATGTTGGTCTCATCGACTATCTCTTGGACTGGGCGGATGAAAGGGGATACAAATATGAAATGGAAGAGTGTAAATTCTTTGGGCATCCTCTAGCAGAGAATGATCTAATTACTCCCCAAGGTGTAGCAGGATTTGTGAAGTCTCTACACTTACCGTTTCCTGTGAGGGACTATCAGTATAAAGCAATCTATGAAGCTTTAAAGTATAATAGGCGTTTATTGCTATCGCCAACAGCATCAGGCAAGTCGTTAATGATTTATGCATTGGTGAGATACCATGTCAATTTGAATAGGAATATTCTAATCGTAGTCCCAACCACTTCTCTTGTCGAGCAGATGTATAAGGACTTTGAGGAATATGGATGGGTGGCGTCCGAATATTGCCACAAAATATATGCGGGGCAGGAAAAATACACGGATCATCAAGTAGTAATTACCACTTGGCAATCTATCTATAAGGAACCTCGTAAGTGGTTTGACAGGTTTGACGTAGTGATCGGTGACGAGGCGCACCTTTTCAAGGCTAAATCTCTTACTTCTCTGATGGGCAAGTTGCATGAGTGTAAGTATCGTATCGGATTTACTGGCACACTAGACGGAGCAAATGTAAATCAACTCGTGCTAGAAGGAGTGTTTGGTAGATGCTCTCAGGTGACTCGCACAAAAGAGTTGATGGAAGCAGGGCACGTTGCCAAACTCAAAGTCAAGATTGTATTACTCAAACACGAAGAAAAAATCTTTGAGGGATATCAGGATGAGATATCTTATTTAGTTGAGCATGATTCAAGAAACAGATTCATCCGCAATCTAGCATGTGATCTCAAGGGAAACACGCTAGTGCTATTCAACTATGTGGATCGTCATGGTATCCCCCTGTACGAGATGATAAATAGTTACACGGACAAACCTGTGCATTTAGTCCACGGGGGTGTTGACGTTGATGATCGAGAAGATATTCGTCTTCTCACTGAGCAATCTGATAATACAATTATTATTGCATCATACGGCACCTTCTCCACAGGTATCAACATTAAAAAATTACATAATGTGATCTTTGCATCTCCTTCTAAATCTAGAGTCCGTAACCTACAATCTATTGGTCGTGTCTTAAGAAAAGGAGAAAACAAAGCACAAGCTACACTCTATGATATCGCAGACGATATATCGACTGATCGCGGTAACAACTACACACTCAATCATTTAATGGAAAGAGTGAAGGTCTACAACCAAGAAAAATTTCAGTATGAAATCGCAGAGGTAAAGGTAAAATCCTATGATCAATTACGCACGACATGACGAAGAATTCTACGGAATTTTTAAATTAAATAATGGCGAAGAAGTCGTTGGCAAAGCAATCCTTACAGAAGACAATGGTGAAACATTAGTGTTTCTCCAAGATCCTGTAACTATTGAAACTTTTACGAAAGAATTGGATGATGGCAAAGTTGCCAGAGGGATGGGATTCTCTCACTGGATGCAAATGAGTGATGAAGATTTCTTTATCATCAGAGAAAGAGATATTGTATCTCTCGCGTCTCTGGCATCCGAGTATGTCATGATGTATGAAGCGTACATCGCTGGAGAAGAAATTAAAGCAAACAAACCTGACGAGCGTAAAAAAGTCTCTCCTGATGAAGAGATGGGATATAGAGGCACTGTTGCTGATGCCCGAAAGTTATTTGAAAGAATCTATAAAAATCCTTCTCAACCCTGACAGTGTTATTCTATAGAGAATTGACAACTTTGTCAAGTGTGTTATAATGACAACATGTGATAGACAAACATATGGTAAGACCTCCAATGAAAAAGAAACAACACTATGTTAATAATCAGGAGTTTCTTGCCGCTCTAATTAAATACAAAGATGAGGTTGCCATTGCAGAAGCAAGAGGACTGCCGAAACCTAAAGTAAATAATTACATCGGCGGGTGCTTCCTCAAGATTGCAACACACCTATCTTACAGACCAAACTTCATCAACTACATGTACAAGGATGATATGGTCTGTGATGGTATTGAGAATTGTATTCAATATATTGACAACTTCGATCCCTCTAAATCTAAGAATCCGTTTGCATACTTTACACAGATTGTATACTATGCATTCCTAAGACGTATCGCTAAAGAGAAAAGACAACTTGATATCAAGGAAAAGATCCTTGAGAAATCTGGTTACGATGAAGTCTTCTCGGTTGACGGAGACGGCGGAGCAGAGTATAATCAGATCAAGTCTCGTATTGCGATCAATAACAAACGATGAAGATACTGCTCATTACCGACCAGCACTTTGGAGTGCGTAACGATAATCAAGCATTCATCAATCTATACAAGAAATTTTACAACCAAATTGTTATTCCTTTTCTAAAGGCATCTAAAATCTCGATGGTGATTGCGTTGGGTGATACCTTTGATCGGAGAAGGTCCATTAACTTCATGTCTCTAAACGAGGCAAAGGAAATGTGGTTTAATCCTCTTGAGGAAATGGGTGTGCGTATGCACATGTTGACGGGTAATCATGATATCTATTACAAGAATACCCTAAGGATCAATGCCCCTAGAGAGTTACTTGGAGAATACGGCAATGTCACAGTCCATGACAGTCCTGCCACTGTTAACTTTGACGGTTGTGATATACTTCTTCTTCCTTGGATATGTGATGACAATAGAGATCGAGCATTCGATGCGATTACAAACAGTCCTGCTGATGTCTGCATGGGTCATCTTGAGCTTAATGGTTTTGAGGCTCATCCTGGGCATGTGATGCAGTCTGGTATGGACTCGTCAGTCTTCTCTAAATTTAAAAAGGTATTCAGTGGACACTATCATATGAAGTCCACCAAGGGTAACATAAACTATCTGGGTAATCCTTATCAACTGTATTGGAATGACTACGGATGTAAGAGAGGATTCCATGTCTTTGATACTGATACGTTGAAGACTACCTTCTATCGTAATCCATTTGACATGTTTACGAAAATCAATTACAATGATGGCATGGATGTGCCAGACAATTTGGAAGGCACGTACGTAAAACTTATCGTTGAAGAAAAGGGTGATAATGCCAATTTCGATTACAACGTTAAACTCCTCCAAGATATTGGATTAGCAGATCTAAAAATTATTGAGGATCTGTCTGTTGAAACGGGTGCTGAGGTTATGGAAACCGAAGACACTTTAACCCTCTTGGATAAATACATAGATGAGATCGACCTTAGGGTAGACTCGAATAACGTCAAAAACATTATGAGGTCACTCTACATAGAAGCTTGCGAAATCTAATGTTTATTCTCACAGACAAAAATACTGGTGGTGTTTATGCGGTCACTAATAAAGACCAAATAAAAACTGTGCAAGTATTTGAGCAAGAGGATGATGCAATAAGATATAACGATCTTCTTGTAGCAGATGGATATAATGAAGAGTTAGAGATAATGGAAGTTGACCCTGCCATCGTTGCTGCAAACTGTGGTAAGTACAACTACTATTACACAATTATTGGTAAAGATGAGTTTGTTATTCCCCCCACATGATCTTATTTGATACTATTCGTTGGAAGAATTTTCTTTCGACAGGTGACCAGTGGACTGAAGTCAAGTTTGACGAAGCCAACTCAACCCTTATTATCGGACAGAATGGTGCTGGTAAGTCCACCATTCTAGACGCACTGTGTTTTGCGTTATTTAATAAACCCTTTCGTAAGATCAACAAACCTCAACTTGTAAACTCTATTAACGAAAAGGGTTTGAAAGTAGAAGTCTGTTTTAGTATTGGACCAGACGACTACAGAGTATTCCGTGGAATCAAACCAACAGTCTTCGAGATTTACAAAAACAACAAACTTGTCGATCAAGACGCAGCCGCTAAAGACACTCAGAAATACCTTGAGCAGTCTGTACTTAAACTTAACTACAAGTCTTTCACTCAGGTTGTTATTCTCGGCAGTAGCACTTTTGTGCCTTTTATGCAGCTTGCTGCTGCTCATCGAAGAGAGGTTATCGAAGATCTTCTAGACATCGGTATCTTCTCTCAAATGAATACACTGCTCAAAGATAAACTCCGAGCAGCACAAAACTCCAGTAACGATTGCCAACATCTGTTGGAATTGTCTAATCAAAAATTATCTTCTCAGAAGAAACTTATAGATTCATTACAACAAGTTAATGATAAGTATCTCAATGAAAAGGAAGATAAAATAAACAGCAACCAATTATTGATTAACGATACTCAAGTTAAACTTACCGAGAAGCAAAAGCAACTTGGCATGGTAGAGTTTGACGTGACTGAATATAATCGTGTTAAGAATGATGTTTCAAAATTCAAGCAAGACAAAGCAGTCAAAAAGTCTGACATTAAGAGACTTATTGGAGACGTTAAGTTTTTTGAAAATCATAGTGATTGTCCTACTTGTGGACAAAGTATTCAAGATGACTTCAAGGAAAAACAAATTGAATCTCTGAGTGATCGGGGTAGTGTCATTACAAAAGAAGTGTGGGGCATTGAGAAGGAGATTGATAGACTGACATCACAACTTACTGAGTTGGATGAAAAGTCTTCTCAGGCACATGAGATGAGAAGTGAAATCAATATCATGGAAAGAGAGATTGTACGTCTTGAGTTTGAAAACCTTGAGATTCAAAAGCAACTCATTGCCCACAATGAAAATCATCAAGGTATCGATGATGCAACATCACACTTAAAAACACTAGAGGCAGAGCATGATAAAAATGTTGGACAGTGTGCATCCATCAGTAGAAAGATCGATGAATATCAAGTTGTCTCTTCTCTGCTAAAAGACAGTGGTATCAAAAGTCAGATTATCAAGAAATACATTCCAGTCTTTAATCAACTGATCAATAAATACCTACAGTCGATGGACTTCTATGTCAACTTCACGCTTGACGAGGAGTTTAACGAGGTTATTAAGAGTCGCTTCAGGGATGAATTTAGTTATGCTTCGTTTTCTGAAGGGGAGAAACAAAAGATCGACTTAGCACTTTTGTTTACCTGGCGA